CCGGACCAGTTTTGAAAATTCCGCTCGGCGGCTTTTTGAAAATCGAGGACGCTCTCCTGGCTCAGGCCCAGGGCGTCGTAATCCACGCGGCACTGGGGATAGATTCCGCTGCCGATGGTGTGCATGACGACGGTGGAGGTGATGCCGGCGGCATGCGCGTCGTTTCGGCCGAGATCGCGCGAGCGCTCCCGGAGCATCGGCAGATCAGGAAGCAGATCCGCATCGGCGGAGCCGCCCATCGGGGCCCAGTCGCGCCGCAGCCGGTCCCGCAGCGCGCCCTTGTAGCTGCCGAACATCTTGACGGCCGACCTGGCCGCCTTGCGGCGAAGGCCGCGAATGGGAGACACGGCGGTAATCACCGAATCCAGAAACCGCCCGGTGCGTTCCAGCGCCGTGGGTCGTGGTGAGAGGACTTCCCTCATCCGACGAGGTTCCGCACGCCGCCGGGGGTGCTCGAGGCAATCTGCGCATCGCAGGCCGCGATCGCTTCACGAAGGTCTTTGAGATTGTGATAGGTGAGGAAGCGCTCGCCAATTTTATAGGAGGCGACCTTGCCGGTGGCGATCGCGATATAGGCGGTCCAGAGGGCGTCGCGATCTTCCTGGAGCGTAGGCATCCTCGTCCAGAAATGTCAGATTGTCCCTACGTAGTCAAAAAGTATACTGTCCGTATTGGACAGTAGGTGAGAAGTGAAGAAAGAGTTTACTGCCCGAGGTAGGCGCGCATGAAGAGGATGAGATCATCCCGCATCACGTACACATGGCCGCGAAAGTTGAGGTGGCTGGTGAGCTTCCCGGCCGTCTGCCAGTAGCGCACGACGGAGCGCTGCCGGCCGAGTACCAGCGCCACATCGCCGAGGGAAAAACTCGGCTGCAGCGGGACGCGGACGGTGGTTCTGGAGGGGGGGGCAATCATATGATCCGTTGATCGATCCTGAGCAGGCGAAGTTTCCTGCCTTCAAGCATCAGGCTTTCCGTGACGAAGCGAACGCCGTAAAAGGCCTTGGCCAGACGCACCATGACATTGCCTTGCCGGATCACGAGCGTTTGGCTGTTGTCCTCCACGAGCACGTCTTTGGTCACATCCTCCCAGCGCTCCGCATTGAGGGCGATCCCATCACTAAAAAACGGTGGCATCGGCAACGGCACCGGCTCCCAGTCTGAAATCGGATAGAGCTTGAGGACCCCGCCAGCCGGATCGAGGTAATAGCTTCGTTCCCCAAATTCATGAATAGCCCCGTCCCGTACTTGCTGGTGTTCGCACGCAAGATACTTGTGCCGGATCTTCATGGGGTCGGCATCGCCATGCGGACCAGTTTGTCTTTGAGATCCGCGATCTCGGCCTGCTGATACTTTGCAAGACCAAGCAGTGGACCGACGAGACGCACCATTCCTGACTGAAATTCCGACAGACCTATTACATCATGGTCAAAATCGTCGCAAAGCTCTTTTGCCTCGGCCCATAACTGGCTCAGCTTCGCGTCACTCATCGCCGCCCCACCCAGCCGCCGCCGCGCCGGTGCGGGCCGGGCGGCTCGCCGCCGCTGCCGCCGCGGTTGACCCATGAGTCTTTCGCCTGGGGGCGATAGGTCTGGACCTGGTCGCCGGATCGCAGGAGATAGACCTTGAGCATGTCGGCCGCCGCGAGCTGATAGACTTCGCAGTCCAGATAGTGATTCGCGCGGCCCTCCGACACCAGCGTCCAGGCCTCATGGACGCGGCCGCTGACCTTCTCCCGCACGGTGATCTTCTGTTCGCTGGTCAGATGATCGAAATACACATCCTCCTCCGCCATCTCCGGCAGATGCCATTCGCCGGCGTCCCCAGGCTCGGTATGAATCAATCGGTTCAGCTTATCCTTGTAGTGATTGACGTCCAGCGACCAGAGGGTCAGGCCACCCTTGATCGGTTTGCCCATCCCGTCCCGGTCGATCAGCGACGTCCGCATCGGCAGGCCGGAGGCGAGATGGTCATAGCCTTTGATCGGCCGCACATGCTCGAGATGCTTGCGGGCCCACTGATAGACCTCATTGGTGCGATGGCCGGAATCGATGCAGGTCAAGCGGACGCGCTGCGCAGCGTCCTTGCCCGGGTAGTCGGTGAGGAACAGCACGACATCGAGCTCCTCAAAGGTCTCGACCGTGCCGCGGCGAATCAGCCAGCTCTCCTCGCCGAGCCCCCATCCGCGAAGCGAAAAATAGAAATGATCCTCCTGGACGTCGACGGCGCCGGTCAACACCAGCGCGCCCGGGGGGACCTGGCCCATCGCCCACACGCCGCAGCGCCGGTGCAGATCTGCCGCCTTGGTCTGCTGGACCCGCTCGACCCATGGCTCGGCCAGGACGGAATTGACGAACGCCATCAGGAGGGACGGTTCGGCCTTCGCCCCGAGGAACTCCGCCGCGATCTCCGACCAGGACACCCAGGGCGAATATAGCGCCGACAGATGATAGCCGCGCTTGGAGGAGGTCGCCGCCGACTCGAGCTGCCCGCCGGCGATGACCGCGCCGAACGGCACCCAGATGCCCTGCTCGATCATCCCGCGCTTGGCGTGCTCCTCGATCTTCGCCTCGCAGAACCCGCACTGATAATAGGCCAGGCCGTCGCGCTTAATCACTTCCGGATCCACGCCGTCCGGCCAGCAGAGCTGTCCCTGTTTGCGGGCCTCTTCGATCGCGCCGGACCACTTCTGGGAAAAGAACAGCGGCTGCAATTCGCCGCACGACGGACACGGCACGTAGTAGCGGCGCCGATCGCTGCTCTCATAGTCGCGGGTGATGTAGCCGGTGCTGATGGTCGGCGTGCTGACCTTCACGATCTTGCGATTCCAAAAGGTGCGCGTGCGCTCGATGGCGAGCTTGACCGGATCCGCCTCGCGGCCGGAGAATTTCGGATACTTGTCCACCTCATCGCACAGCACAAAGCGGCAGGCATCGCTGCCGAGATCCGCCGGGGAATTGGCGCCGGCGAATTTCAAATTCATCCGGTCGAAAGTATAGAGCTTGCCGGCCAGATCGTCTTCCTTACCGGTCGTGTGTTCGAAGAGCGATGGCGAGGCCGTGATCATCGGCTTGACCCGCTTAAAGGCCCAGGCCTTGGCGTCCTCGTCGCGAGGCAGCACGACCATCGTTGGCGCCGGGTCGTAGTCGATGACATAGCCTAATATATTTAGGATGGTTTCGGTCTTGCCGACCTGAGTAGCCGAGCGCACCACGATTTCCTCCACCTCGGGCGAGGAGAAGCTGTCCATGATCTCGCGCAGGTACGGGGTCCGCTCCGTCCGCCACTGGCCGGCTTCGGCGCTGGTCCACCGGGTGAGGATCCGGCGCTGATCTGCCCACTGCGAGACCGACAGCGGCGCGCCAGGCTGCAGCTCACGGAGCGAAAGGAGGGTGGCGGCAAGACTCATGCTAGTTCTAGACCCCTTCGGGCTTGTGCCTGAATGGCATCGAGCGCGCGGATGCAGTCCACGTGATCGGCCTTGGTTGGGCCGCCCGCTATTACTTCGATATATTTTAACGCGGCCTTGTAACGGTCCCGCTCGGCGTCGTGATGCATGCACCGCTCGATTTCCGACACCATGCGAGACTTTTCTTTTTCACAGTGCGCCAGCTCCGTCTTCAGCTGCGTCAGCTGCTCGTCCTTCGTTTTCATCGCATCGACGTATACAGTGCTGTCCTGGGCCCACTTCAGGTCTGCCTGAGTGAGTGGCTCCGGGTTTGTGAGCCGTTCAAGGAGCACCCGTAACTTCGCCAGCTCGAAGTCCTTCTCCACGTATATATGCGCCGCGTCTTGTATTTGCTCATAGAGGAGAGCAATCTCGGCGTCGAGCGCGGCAATGTGTCGTCGCAGCCGACTTCTGCCATCAACTCGGTGTACCTTGTCGCTCGACAGAAGTTCCTCAAACGCATCGGTCAACTCTGTCGCGCTCAGGTGTCCCGTTCCGCCTAGGTTATATTTCGGCTTATCTGCCATAGGTATTTATTAGCGCCAGTTCTATTTGGGCTAGAACTGGCAAGAACCCTTGGCTCTTACGCCAAGTCAATCGCCCCTTTCTCAAGAGACGACGGCTCCTGTCACCTACCAGCACATTTCTCGGCATCACGGCAGCACAGGGCAACCCAGCCCAGCGCAGTGCTCGGCGTCACGACAACGCAAACCACCTCGCAACAACGCAAGTCATGACAATCCTCGGCGTCACGTCGCTACATCACATCGCACAACACCCCTCCGCACTGCAGAGCAATACTCGGCGTCATGTCAGTACAGTCCAAGACTAGTCAGTACAGCTCTCGGCGTCACATCAGCCCAACTCTCTGCAGTTCAGTTCACAACTCGGCGCCACTTCAAATCAGCACAAGTCACAACATCTCTCGGCGTCACCTCAGGGCTGGTTGCTGAGATCCGGCAGCAACTCCGGCGGCAGGGAGACTTTTTTTATCTGCGCCTGCATGTACAGCTTGGCGGCATCAATCTTGAGCTTTCCTTTGAGATACACCATGCCCTTGAGAGTCGTGTTCAATCCGTCCGCCGTTTTCGCATCAATCTTGCCGTCTTTTTGTTTGTTATAGACCCATTCATGGGCCTGGATGATATCTTCAATCGTTCGCAGTCTGACCGATTCTTCAGCGTTCATTCTGTTTCCTCCTTCAGAATGGTTGCAATGTACCGCCCCTCTCCGTTGCCACGTTCGCCCGCATAGCCATGCACCCCGCCATAGTCGAACAACGCAATAAGATCGTCGCGTGATACGGACGGTTTTGACTCAGCCTTAGTGACCACTTCGACGACTTGCCCAGTTTCTGGGTCTTTGACTTTCTTCATCTTTTCCCTCGGCGCTGGCGGCGTCAGTACCTTCAGCCGGAATTCCATCCGAGCGTCAACGCAGTATTGAAAACATTTGATGGCATCAATCCCAGGCCTCGGATGAATGAATTGCTCGAACACGCCGGAAGGCTCGGTAAACGGAGACCCATCTTCTTGACGCAAAATTGGAATCCAGTATTGATCCAGATAGACACCGTTGATCACGCGAGTTGAGAATGCTCGCTCCCCTTCGAGACGGCCGATATACTGATTTGAAAGTACACGCGCAATGTCTTTTAAGTGGGCTTTGACTGTGCTGGAACGAAAACTGCAACATTCTTTAAAACGCTGAAACATATTCACGGCAAATTCTTCTTCTTGTGGATTTGCCAGAGTGGCGAGGATCTCCTCTGCAGTTTCTACAATTGATCTTGAGTTAGGCGGACGAGTCTTGGGTTTGCGCGCGTCAAGCACCCGCTTCACAATCTCCGGATCAGCAGGCGTAGATCCGCAAAGCTTTGTGTAGAAATCCCATCGAATCGTATAAATGGTCCACATCACTCACCCTCCTTGGATTGATAAATTATCAATCCGCGTGTTTTCAGGATGCGCGGCCCCCTGCCTGCATTCTGGTCCTCTCACGCTCTTCGCGTTCTTCACGCTCCATCGGACACATCACCTCCCTTCTTCTTCTGGTGCTCCGCCAGCAATAAACGCCAGGAACGCAGGAACTCCTCGTTAGTAATGTTCATGGTGATGTGAATCGGTCCACCGATTGGTGCCTCCATCGCTCTTAGAGCATCGATACTCACCAGCCGCTCTCCCGGCTCCAGCCAGTCCCAGATCGGATCAATCGGATCAATCGGATCAATAGTCATGAGGCCTTTCGCATGACCTTCGGCGGCTCGGTCGCCAGCTGCGACAAGATCTGGAACATCTTCTGATCGATCTCCGCTTGGATCTGCCGGATACTGCGGCCGACCAACTGCGGGGCAATGACTTGCCCGAATGACAGCAGGTGTTGCTTGATGTTCAAGATCTGATCGGTCCATAGCCGGGTGATGTCTGCTATCAGCACCAATTCCCCTCGTGAGCGTTGGAGCTCATCTTCGGCCTTACTGGCCTTTGCCTCCCGGTACCGCTCATCGGCAGTCTTACCGATTACGGTCCGCGCCGTGCCGGCCTTCATCTTCGTGGCGGCGATCTTCTTCCAGGCTCGTCCCTTCCTTAGGTCAAAGCTGCCGTCCCGCTCCGGCTCCAATCCATCAGCGACCCACTTCGTCACCGTCGCGCGCGAGACGCCGAGCGCCCGGGCAAGCGAGGCCTGGGACTTGACCCGGGTCCGGCTCATGATTTCGGTCCCACCGCTTCGAACCACGAATCATTACAGTCATCGCACGACCAGAGATTCACGGCGGCACCATTGCTGCCCGTGCGCCACGCCTTCGAATGAAGTCGGTGCTCAGGATTGTGGGGGGGCTTCTGTGCCTCCCGCAGCCGCGCGATCTCGGCGTCCCGCCTCTCGCACCCTAAGCAGGCTTGCGGGTAACTCATCGCCCGCCCGCGCTCTTCACACCGCCAATGAGGAATTTATGGCAGTGCCCGCAATACCGATTCTCCACGTCGTGTTTGTTGTAACTTTTTCGCCCACAGGTTAAGCATTGAATCCAATCCAGTTTGAAACTCACCCGATACCGACCATTCATCTCAAAATATTCCTTCGTCACGGTCGCCCGCCCGCGCTCAGGGCTTCCGCCTCCGCAAGGCGATTCAGAAACTCGTCCACCACCTTGCGTCTCTGCGCGTCAAGTGCTTGATAGAACTCTATCGCGCCAGCTCGCTGCGCGGCGTACTCTTTGCTCCATAGCCACATCGCCGCGACTTCGCGTTTCGTCAAAGCCCTCACGGCGCGGGCCGGGCGGGGGGTCACAGCAGGGACCTTTCCGCGTCTGCTCTCGAGACGGAGAACGACACCACGGCTTTGCTTCCGTTCGGCAAGACGAGCTCCACGTAATACTCCCGGCCGTCGCCCTGCTTATAGGACCAGACCTCCACCTTCATGTCCGCCGGCCCAAACGCCACCCGGACCGTATGCGGCAGCTTGACGGTGTACTTGCCATTCACCGCCTCAGTCCGCCACCTTCCGCTTCCGCCGTGGCCACCGTTCCATCCACTCTGCAGTGGCAAGGGCCTCGCCTAGTTTCGAGTTCTGGTGTTGCTCAAGCGGATACTGAGCCTGGATCCCACCTTCAATTGCTTTGAGCATTTCCTCAGGGGAGCACCCAAGCTCGGTCCCGCGGCGAAGGCACTCTTGAACCGCGACCCAAAACCGCACGACGGTGGGCGCGCTGATGTCCTGGGCCCGCAGCGTAAAGATCGGTTCATCGTCGGCCGCTTTCTCGCGGCAGGGATCGTGAGCTTTCGTCGCCATTACTTCTCCTATTCGAAGAACACCGCGGAGGCCTTCAGTTCGTTCTTTCCCTCAATGAGTTCCAGCGTTCGAAGGCGTCCGATGGCATTACCGAATCCTCCGCCGCCCACGGCGTATCCTGTCTTCGCCGCCACATCTTCTTTGCTCACGGCTTCCGGGTAGACGCTGTGCAGCAGCTCGAGGATCAGGCGCTCCGCCTTCGGCAACCGCTGCAGCCAGTAGTCGCGCAGCGCGGATCCGGTCGGCAGTGAATCCACCGGACCGAGAGCCTGACGGCCAGCTTCGGTAATCCGCATAAAGTCGTTCGCCCCTCGGCCGGACGCTGTTCCCTCAATCCATCCCTTCGATCGCAGCGCGCCGAGATAATTTTGATAGCCGCCGCCACTGTGGGCATAGCCGGCAAGCAATGCCACCTGGACTTTTGTGCGGCCGTCCGGATAGTGCGCGAGGACAGTGAGGATCTTCCTTTCGCCGGAGGAGAGCTTGTCCAAGTTTTTGTCGCGAATAACTTCAATGCGCCCTGGTGCGCGCATTGCTTCGGCAATCGCCGGGTGAGCCTTCATCGTTGAGACATATACGCTGCCGGTCGCCGTCTTCGCCGCAGCGACCGACTTCAGCGCCGCAATCAGATCACTGGTGGCGAGATTGAAATGGCCCCACATCTTGCCTTGTCGCAAGGCCTCATCGGAAAGTTTTGCCAACAGGGTCTCGAGCCGCTTGATCTGGGCATCCTTGAGCGCCGGCACCTCGACGCGCTTGATCTTTTCCGCCGGCGCCGGCGGGCGCCAATTAAAACCATGGTCAGCGCGATTCGGACTCTTCAGCTCAGCCTTGAGCCGGCTGATCTCCTTCCGCAGCTCAACCGGATCGTCGGCCTTCGCGCGCTCGATCGTCGCCGCGATG